GGTGGTGGCGGCGGGTAAGGAACTTATCACGCTCGGGGACGACTACAACAAGGCGGTCAACACGATCTCCGCCGCCACTGGCAAAACCGGAGCGGAACTGGAGTCCCTCGGTGAAACTGCGCAGAATGTGTACACCCATAACTTCGGGGATTCGCTTGAGGATGTTGCACAGGGACTTTCCGATGTCCAGAAAACCACCGGACTGATCGGCGCAGAATTGGAAAAAGCCACGGAGTCCGGATTTGCTCTCCGTGACACCTTCGGCTACGAACTGCAGGAGTCCGCCAGAACCGCCAATGCGCTGATAAAGAACTTCGGTCTGTCTGCCGAAGAAGCGTACAACATCATCGCAGTCGGTGCACAGAACGGTGCGGATCAGAACGGCGATCTGCTTGACACCCTCAACGAGTATTCCGCACAGTACGCCGCGCTTGGTCTGTCCGCAGAGGAATTCCTGCAGGGACTTATCGGCGGCGCGGAAGCCGGTGTATTCTCTATTGACAAAGTCGGTGATGCGGTAAAGGAGTTCAACATCCGTGCAAAAGATGGCAGTGACACAACCATCGAAGCCTTCACTGCGCTCGGTATGAACGCTGAAGAAATGATGGCGCGTTTTGCTGACGGCGGAGATTCTGCAAGATCGGCTTTCTTCGAGGTAGTCAATGCGCTGAACGAAATGGAAGACCCGATGTCGAAAAACACCGCCGCAGTCAACCTGTTCGGCACGATGTACGAAGACCTTGAAGCGAACATCCTGCCTGTTCTGGCAAGCATGGAATCCGGTACGGTCGGGATGTACGATGCGCTGTCGCAGATCAACGAAATCAAATATGATGACCTGAACTCGGCTCTCGAAGGAACGAAACGCTCCATCGAGGGCGTTTTTCTGCCTGCGGTCAGCGAGGTTTCCGGCGCGATTACGGACATTTTCTCGACCCTCTCCAACGAGATCAACAATGCAAACGGAGACTTTGGACAGATCAGCACGGCTATCGGAAATGCGGTCGGCGAGATTGCCACGGTGATTACCGAGCAACTGCCGATGTTTATTCAGCTTGGTACGGACATCATTGGTTCTGTCGGCAATGCGATTCTGGAAAATCTGCCGATGCTCATCGAAGTGACTGTGGAACTGGTCATGACGATACTGGATGGCATCATCTCCGCTCTGCCGCAGATCACCGAAGGTGCGGTTCAATTGATCCTCGCTCTGGTGGACGGAATTGTTGAGAATCTGCCCACTCTGGTTGAAGCGGCGATCCAGATGGTCACCACACTGGCATCCGGTCTTGCAGAAGCCATGCCGGAGTTAATCCCCGCCGTGGTCGAAATGGTCACGATGGTGGTACAGACGATCATCGACAACATTCCTATGCTTCTGGAAGCCGCATTGGAACTTGTTCTCGGTCTGGCACAGGGAATTCTTGACTCCATCCCGCAGCTTGTTGAGGCATTACCCGAACTCATCACGGCAATCGTGGAGTTCATCGTTTCAGCCATTCCGCAGATCATCGAAGCCGGGATTCAGCTTCTGACCGCGTTGGTGGAAGCATTACCGGAAATCATCGAAACTATCGTGGCTGTACTGCCGCAGATCATTGAGGGGATTGTCACGGCTCTGTTGGAAGGACTCCCTCTGATCGTACAGGCGGGGATTGATCTGCTTGTGGCTCTGATTCAGGCATTGCCGGAGATCATCGAAATGATCATCGTGGCAATTCCCGAAATTATTACGGCAATTATTAACGCCTTCGTCGAAAATATTCCTCTCATCGTCGAAACGGGTATCAAGCTGTTCACGGCAATCATCGAGAATCTGCCGCAGATCATCAGCGAAATCATCCGCGCCATTCCGCAGATTATTATGAGCATTGTCCGGGCATTCACGGAAGGGATTCCCGATCTGGTAGACGTGGGCGTGAACATGATCAAAGGCATCGGACAAGGCATCATGAGCATGGCATCGTGGCTGTACGATCAGGCATCCAAACTGGTGGACAACGTGGTCAGCGGCGTGAAATCCCTACTTGGTATACACTCTCCGTCTACGGTCTTTGCCGGGATTGGTGAGAACATGGGTGCCGGGATTGGTGTTGGCTTTGTCGATGCCATGAAGCAGGTCGAAGAGGATATGCAGAAAGCCATCCCGACCGATTTCGATGTGGATGCCAGCATTGGGGATGTCACTCCTCCCGCATTGGGCGGTCAGGCTTTCAACGTAACGATTCCTCTGACCATTGACGGCAACACCCTTGCCAGAATCCTCGCACAAATCCAGTGGTCGCAGAATGCGGTGTATGTCCGTAATCTCGGCACAACCTAACGGAAGGAGGTCAACCTATGGCTCTTGAAATTTATGAAAACAATACGTTGAGATACACATTCCCGCTAGTGCTGTCCGCCACGTTAGCTGACCACCTTTCTGGGGAACGAACGTTGTCGTTCAGTGTACTCGCCTCCCGTTCTCAGTCCCTGCAGACAGGCATGACAGTGAAACTGGACGGACAGTATTACAACATCGTCCGAATCTCCAAACAGATCACGGACGGTTTCCCCGTCACCACAGCAGAATGCGAACACATTTCCTACCTGCTGAACGATGAGCAGTACAACCTCATCACCTTCGTTTTTGAAGGAACACCACTGGAAGGTCTTCATGAACTTCTGGATGACACGCCATTCTCCATCGGAGTCTGCGAGGCAACCGGACGGATCGAATGTTACTTCACCGAAGGTACGCTTAACCGACGCAATGCACTCATGCGGTTCATCGATGCTTGCGGATGTGAAGTCGAATACGATGGCTACAAGATCAACCTCCGCAAGCATCGCGGAAGTACTGTCCGCAAAGTTCTCATGGACGGCGAAAACGTGACCAATCTGTCCGTTACCATCGACTCACGTGAGAACATCGCATCCTACTCGATTTCACTGTTCAAAATGGCTGATTTGCAGGCCGGGGACGAGGTGAACATCACCTACACGCCGATGGGGATCAACGTCAACACCCGCATCGTCAGCATTACATACAATCCGTTTTACCGCTATACCGTTCAGATTGAAGTCGGCGATTATGTCCCGAATCTGATGGCATCCACAGCAACACAGCTTGACAGGATCAAACAGGAATTCCGTGCGGCGGACGGTGAACTTCGCTCGACCATCAAAACAGTGGAAGGTGATCTGTCCGAACTACGGCAGACGGTGTCCGGTTTCGATCTGCGTATCGCCAATGCGGAAGGCGCGGTATCGGAACTTTCGCTGACGCTTGGAGGATTCGAGACACGCATCACCAATGCCGAAGGTGCTGTGGCGGATTTGTCCCTCACGGTCGGCGGGTTCAGCACCAGAATCGAATCCGTGGAAGGCAACCTTGCCGATATGTCTATGACTGTGAACGGATTCAACACACGAATCGAGAATACCGAGGGTTCCATCTCAACCTTATCGCAGAGTCTGACCTCCATCACTACCCGTGTGGAGAATGCGGAAGGCAGTATATCGACAGTATCGCAGACCGCCGACAAGGTCAACTGGCTGATCGCAAGCGGCACTTCCGCATCCAACTTTACGATGACCGACCGTGCGGTCAGTCTTGTTGCCGACAGGATCGACCTCTCCGGTTATGTCACGATCACCTCGCTGAAAACTGCCGGAAGCACCACGATCAACGGCTCCAACATCACCACCGGCACGATTTCCGCTGACCGGATTGATGCTTCCACCTTGAAGGTTTCCCGTATGTACGCAGGTTCGACCGTCAATGTGGCGATCACATCCTCCGGTACAGAAACGCTGTACATCGGCGGGGACGGCACTTGGAACTACAAGTACCTCAAAATCTTCGCCGACACCATCCAGTTCATGCAGTTCAGCGCGGGAAGCACGTCCATGCTCGTGATGGACATCGGAAACCAGTCCTTTCGTCCGAATGCGGATAACTTTTGGGACCTCGGCAACGTGAACTACGGTTTCGGCACGCTTTATGTGACCAACATTTCCTGCAAAGGCTCGACCGGGACCTGCGGATCGACTTCGTATCCTTTTGCGGAAGGATTCATCAAAAAGCTGTACCTCGGGACATCCTGCTACCTCTCTGCAAGCGGATCGTCTCTTTGCGTGAACGGTACGGCGATTGGCGGGGAGAGTAAGGTTTCAAAACTGTATGTCCCGTCAACCACCCATTATGCGGAACTGAACAGCAGTTATGCATTCCTGCCGAGTACCACAGTGTACGATTTCACGCTTGGCTCTTCATCCTATCCATGGAAGAAGGCGTATATCACGGAACTGTACCTGAACGGCACAAAGTTCACACCGACCACTGTGGACACAAGCAAAATCGCGTATTCCAGTACGGTTTACGCCTCGATGAACTCATCCAAGCAGTTTATTCCGGCGGCAGGTACCGGTTACTACCTCGGCAACTCCACTTATCCATGGCAGTATGCCTACGTCACAAATCTGTACATCAATGGCACGAAGTTCGACCCGTCTGCATCATCCACAAGCGGAGCGGATTTTGCGGGAAAACAACTCACAATGGGCGGCAGTACATCTTACTACATCATCTGCAATACATCCCGTGAACTTCGTCCGTACAGCACATCCACAACTTATCCCTGTTACCTCGGAACGGCATCATACTACTGGCATTATGCCTATCTTGGAGCGAACACGGTGTCCATTGGAAGCACCAAGTCATCCAAACTCGGATTTTTTGGTACGACTCCCATTGCAAAGCAGACCCTCTCCACCTCGTCCAACAACATGAGCTACACCAGTGCGACCTCGTCGAACTACCTCTATGTGCTGAACAATCTGGTGGGTATTCTCAAAAACAAATATGGCCTCATCGCCTGAAACGGAGGAAACATGAAAGTAACACTCAAAACTATCGTTCTCGCCATCCCCGCGCTCTCGAAACTGGCTGCGGAAGACATCAGCCTCAGACTGGCGTACAAACTCAGGAAAAACATCGCCGAACTTCAGCGGGAGGCGGACTTCTTCGGTGAACAGCGGATCAAGATTCTCGACAAGTACGGTACAGCGGATGAATCCGGTAATTACACCTTTGAAGGAGATAACGAACAGCAAGCCATCGCGGAACTGGACGAGCTTCTCGATCTGGAAGTGGAACCTGTGATTGATGTGCTGGACATTCCGGTAACGGAGAATCTGAAACTTTCTGTCAATGATATCGGCTATCTTGAGCCCTTCATCAATTTCATGGAGGAATAACAAAATGAAAGAATTCTGGAATATGACACAGCTTGCCTTTGCTGCTGTTGGCGGTTGGCTCGGCTGGTTCCTCGGCGGATGTGATGGATTGCTGTATGCGCTGATCGCATTTGCCGTGATCGACTACATCACCGGCATCATGTGCGCCATCAATGACCGGAACCTGTCCAGTTCGGTCGGGTTCAAGGGGATCTGCAAAAAGGTGCTGATTTTTGCTTTCGTCGGCATCGCGCACATCCTTGATCTGTATGTGATCGGGACAGGCTCAGTTCTGCGGACAGCGATCATCTTCTTCTACATTTCCAACGAAGGAGTGTCTCTCATGGAGAATGCGTCCCATCTTGGTATGCCCATCCCGACGAAACTGAAAGAGGTGCTTGCTCAACTTCATAACAGGGCAGAGAAAGGCGGCGGTGA